CCAAGTAGCAGTAAAGTTAGTTCCACTTGAAGTATCAATTAATGGGAATGAAGTAAGTCCAGAACAACCATTCCAAGTTAAACTAAAATTAGTCACTGCAGAAGTTGCGGCACCTACTTGAGTGTACTCCGTCATATTCTGGGCACCGCTAAATGCCCTTTGAATATCAGTGCCGAATTCTGTAGAGTCTTCGGAACCGATTGCGATTGATGTAATCTGATCTTCATCACCACTTTGATTAAATCGTGGTCTATAAGTACCAGAATTAGAATTAATTTTTACTTTATAAGTGCCTGAAGATGAATAGGTATGAGCAAGAGTATTTGAAGTACTGGTTTCACTACTACCATCACCCCAATCAACCGTATAATTTACCGAGCCACTTGACCTTAAAGTAAATGAGACTCCAGAGTTAGAAATCGTATAGAGAAGATCTGCAACATCAGCAACACGACCAGCAAGATATCCAAGTCCTCCACCAGACCCCAAAAGTCCCAGAAGTGGTTTTTCTTTTTTATTCCAATCTCCAATCATTTCTCACCCCCAATCATGCATAATTGGTTGCAGCACCATAGACTTCATAGTCTGATACTCCAGTTCCTGTTTTGAAAACACTAAAGGTATATACATCCTTTCCAGATGATCCTGCAGAAGGTGCAGAACCACCAGACCATTTAATAGTTATTGCTTCTCCATCTATCTGAACTACATTGATAACACCTGAACCATTTGGTGTGATAATAACAGTAAATGAAACGACCTCACCATTACTTAATGTAGAATGAACTCCTGTGAAGTTGACTGTTTGATTTCCAGATTCATTACTCGTTCTACGAATGACGTTTCCATCAGACAGTGCCAGTGTATTATCTGCTGCTAATGTGGTTCCTGTTTGAAACTTTTCAACAAGTCCACCTTGGAATGTAGCAACTGATGTACTTGATAATTGAGAGGCAGTTATAATACCACTTGTATTGAGAGAAAAATCAGTACCAACAATATTATATGCGTTGGTGGCATTAGTTACTGAAGTAATTCCTGCGATATTAAGTTTATCATATTTTTGAAACTCAACAACATCTCCATCACTGATAAATGGAGTCATAGTAACAGTTGATCCGTCAGAAGCTGTAAAGTCAACTCCACTTCTCTGTTTGACACCGTTCAAGTAAACATCAATAAGACCAACAGTATATCCATCTGTAATTGTAAAGTCGGTTGTTACTCCAGAGGATGTTTCCGTTTGTCTAGTAATAGTTGAAGATGGAATATCAACAGTAACAGTTGTTCCAGATCCAACAACTGTTATACCAGCACCAGTAAAGGTAATATCTGTAAATCCAGTTCCAACACGGACTGAACCAGATTGAATTCCAACACCAGCGATAATACCAGTTAACTGTGATCCATCACCAAAATAAGTGACAATCCCAGATCCAACAGGACCAACTGTTCCGCCAGTACCAATCCTAATGCCAGATCTAGCGGTAACAATACCGATAGAATCTATGTTTCTTACATCTTCATATGTTGCAATACCTGCAACGGTCAAATTACCAGAAAGTACAAGGTTCGTTCCTGTTGTGTTTTCTGCTAATGTAGATGCATCTCCACCACCAACAGCAGTGCTTGCAATACCAACCCACTTAGAACCATCATAAATCAGAAGTTTTCCTGTTCCTGTAGTTCTATCAAAGGTTACATCATCAAGGTCATGCATGACTCCAGCACCACCGCCACCAATGGTAGCAATCTGTTGCTGGATTCTATTGATAAATGTTCTGTAATGATTTTGTAACTGGTCAAAGGTTACAAATTTTTGATCCAGAGGAGTTAATGGGTCTGCAGAATTATTTGTTGATGGGTCTCCAGGTAAAGTTGGATTATCTTCTACTAAAAGTTTCTTTTCATTTATTTCTGAAATAGTCTCTTCAAGATAAGCAATCTTTTCGACTAACTCTTTATTTTTCTCCTCTAATGTATCTAATTGAAGCCTTTTAAGAACTTCTTGTATCTCTTCCTTTACACTTTCAATATTTTCATTCTGTTTCTTGATGTGTTGTTCGTTGACAACCAGGTCCATTTGAAGACCTTCCATCTGTTCAGAGATTTTATTTCTAAACTTTCCTACCTCTGTCTTGAGACTAGCATGATAGGTTTCATTTGATTGAATTAAGACCTCTTGAATATCTCTGAGATCTTCCTGAACAGTCTCTTCAAGGAAAGAGAATCTCTTGTTATACTTTTCAATCTCATTAGAGTATCCCTCTAATTTTTCATTATCACTAATCTCTCTTTTCTTAAAATCTTTGTAGAGATTACTATATGTCTTAGAGATAGAATCAATCTCTTCTTTATATTCATCAATTACTGTCTGAAGTTCCTGTATCTTTTCAGTAGTTTTTTCAGTTACATCTCCAGAAACAAAGTCAACTTTTTCTGATAAAGAATTTACTTTTGCAAGAACTTCCTCTTCTAATTCCTTTACTTCTTGCTCAGACTTGAGTTTAGTCTCAATTAAAAGATTATTGTACTTAGGTATCTCAGTCTCTGTAAATACCTTTACTTTTGCATTGAGGTTTTCAATAGTTTCTTTATAAGAATCTATTGCATTCTTGATAGTCTCTTCAGTCTTTAATTCTGTTTCAGTAAAAAACTTTCTGTATTTTGGAAGTTCTTCTTCTACTAAATTCTTTACTTCCTTAGTATTTTTTCTAAAATCCTCTTTTACTTCAGAAATAACATCGATGTTGAGTTTTTCAACTTCCGACAAAGCAGTTGTAACTTCCTTGTTTACATCTGCTCTAATCGTATCTAAGTTTTCTTCTACCTTATCCTTAAACTGTCCAAATCTATCATCAACCCTAACCTCAGACTCTGAGATTAGTTTCTTGTACTTTGGTACATCAATGTTCAGAAATCCTTCAACAGAAGTTGACAGACCTTTAAAATCTTCTTTGATCTGATCAACTGTTTTGCCGTTGATAGATGAGATCTTTGATTCAATCTTTGATATTGATTCTTCTACAAAAAGAAGTTGTGCCATCATGGCACTATCTAAATCTTCTTGTTTGAGTAAACTCTTTATTTCATCTTTGATAGTATCGACTTCACTAGATACATTCTCTACCTTCTCAAGATTACTCTTAAAACTATCAAAGGTAGAAGTAAAATCAGATAATGATTGAATATGATTTAGGTTTGCTTTGAAAGCACCAAATGCTTCTGAAACCTGTTCGATTTTTTGTGGAGACGCAGCAGTATATTCCTCTTTAATCTCATCAAGAGGAGTTTTCTTCTTTTCTCCAAAAAAATCTGAAGGCTTCTTTAGTGCCACGTTTAATATATCTCCTGTATTTTATTATTTATTGTCCTCTTTTAATCCATTCTTGAGCATTTTTGCTAGATCTGCTGTAGAACCGACAAAGAGTGCATTATTGACAGTTGATGGTCCTTTGGATTGTTTTTCTTCCTCAACGTCTTTTAGTTTCTTTTGTAAGTCCATTAACTTATCAGTTGCATCAGCGACATTTTTGATTAATTGACCTGCAACTTCATATGCTCTAGGCATTTCACTCTCTTGGGCAAGTTCAAGAATACCGTTGATTGCTTCTTGACCTTTTTCAATTATACTGTAAAGATTACCTCTAGTATATTCATAATCTTTTTTAACGTCATCAGTGTTTGACTTTATCGTATCTTTTATATCTTTTTTTACAATTTCAGTCTTGACAATTTCGCTTTCAACGTTAAAAGTTTTATCTAATTTAGTAAATTTATCCTCCATAATCAGATAAATCCACCATCAAATCCAAAGTTATCTCCTTCTTCGATCAGAGCACTGTCTACGCCGATTGTACCAATACTTGGTAGAGTTGTTTCTGTATAATCAATTCCCTTGACTTCTGCACCACCAACATGCTTTTCTGCCTTTGTATTATCCCTTCCTCTATCAACTGTAAGCTTATTACCAGTCTTGGAACGAACAAAGAGTTCCTCATCACCAATAAAGATATACTTATCTGCCTTAATTCCAGTAGCGTCTGCAACTTCGATTGTCTTTGCTGTTGCAGTGATATCTGATGCCAGTGTAGTAACAACATTGTCAGTATAGGACTTGAGTGCCCTTGCTGTAGCAGAATAAGTAACCTCTCTTCTTGCATTGGTGGTATCTGTTCCAGTGAGGTAACTGACAGTAGACCTCTTGATGATATCCTTGGATGCAGACTTGGTAGGTCCAAACAGATATGTCTTTGCAGTAAATCTTAAAGTGTAATATAAGACTCTTCTAGTGGTAAAGTCTCCCTCATAATCATCTTGCATTGTGACACTTTCTAGCACAATGGGAACATCTCTTTTCTCTTTAATTTGATCAACTAGTTCAATAGAAAGATTATATGCTGGTTGAAAATATGGTAAAATTTGCTCTACAATTTGAAGTGCATCATCATTTAATTTAGTATAGATGCTTAACTCAAATGCCATATTGTAGGGAACTGGCATGTATGATTTGCGTGTCTCAGTTCCATCATCTTTGTCTTTTGCAACAAATGTCTGAGTGGTAGTTACTTTTCTGCTAGGGTCATAAGTAAGTCCAGTAAACTCAAAAGACATTCTTGGCAATGTAATTGCCATTGGTTTATTCAGGTCTGGAGACTGCTCAATTCTGGCTAAGAATTTTTGAGTAGGACCATATGCTAAAGGAATTCTCACAACGGAACCTTCCTGCTGGATCTCCATAGCATTAAACAGAGTTCCAAAACCAATGATGGTTTTTCTCAGAATCTCGTTGTAAAAGTATTCAAACATGATTAAACCTTAAGTATATTTGAGTCAACAATAATATTATTTATGGCATCCCAAATGGGTTCTGCTCTGTAAAGTCTAGGATGGCATCTGCTGCATTTTCTATATCAAAATTATCCGCGTATGGATCATTGTTGACAGTCTTATCTATAGTTCTTAAGGCCCTGGTAGCACCAGAAGTTGCGCCCGTCAAAGTTTCACCTGCAGAGAATGTTCCGTTAACGCTTGCAATTTCAAGAACGTTTGTAGTATAGTCCCAAGATCTAACTCTTGCAGTTGCTCCACTTGTCGATCCAGTGACAACTTCATTAAATGCAAAATTGCCTGCATTTGAAGATCCTGGTGGCGCGGCAATAGAAATTGTAGGTGCAACAGAGTATCCAAGACCAGCGTTGGTTATGTAGATGTTTGTGATTGTTCCAGCAGCACTTATAACAGAGGTTGCAGATGCTCCAACAGTTGTTACTCCAGTTTTAAATATTTCGTTTGTGAATGAAATGGTTGGATTATTGACATATCCACCACCAGCATTTGTAATTGTAACTACTCCAACTATTCCATCACCAATAGTTGCAGTTGCAGCTGCACCAACACCGCTACCATCAGTTGTACTAAATGTCACTGATGGCGCAACAGTATATCCTGAACCAGGATTAGCGACATCAACTCTCTGAACAGATTGGAGTCTTGGATTTGCATTAAGATTGCAAACATTAATACCGCCAATCATTGTTGCTATACCAACCGCAGTTATTCCTCCCGAGGGTGCAGAAGACACTCCAACGGTCGGAACCATTCCATATCCGCCACCTCTATTCGTAATAGTGAAAGTTCTTACACCACCAGAAGTTATAATTCCTGTTATTGCTGTTGCATTGACTGCATCTCCAACCATCGTGAGAGTCTGCGTGATACCTTGAATGGTATTGATACCATCATCGGTCAATCCATCAGTTTCATCACCCAGTAACTCATTATCAATGTCTTCAATTCCAGTTGCAATGACCTCATCCTGATACTGGAAGAGTTCACAATATAGTTCATAAACATAAAGGTTTTGCAACTGATAATATGGTTTCGCATACTCAATGTCTTTAATTTCATAAAGACGATCATCTAGTGGGAACCAAATTAAATCTCCACCCTTAGGACGAGTAGAAAGTTTTACGTTTGATTTTCCTTGAATTAATGGAGTGATATAATTTTCGTATCTTTCTCTTGATATGATAAGTCGCACTTCATCTTTTGACTCGATACCGAACTTAGACAATACATCACCTGCACCAGAATATGCATCATAGTTATCAACATATGCCTCAATTGGCAAAGCATCATCAAATTTAGATTGTACTACTTCTCTAATGACAGTCTTTTCTGACATGTACTTTCTTGGGATGTAGTATATGTCAACACCATACATCCTCAACTGTTCGTTGATCAGATCCTGAACAAGATTTTGTTCAGAAGAAGTACCTTGAGTGAAGAAAGGAT